AGAACGAGACGCCGAGGAAGCCGGCAGCGGGTGCAACCAACGCCGTGAACGCTGCGGAGGAACGATTGCGCGCGAAAAACACGCCCGCAGCAGTCAGTCCGAACGAGTTGGCCCCCGTCTCGTTGAACGGGTCGGCCGCGCCGATGAGGTTGAAGTTATTCCCGCCGAACGCCTGCACATACACCGCATTGTGATTGTTGTTTTGCCCGTCGGCGTTGTTATTGCGACCCGTGTCCAGGTATTTCGTCGTTCCGTTGCCGACGAGTCCTGTCTCGCGGTTGTAGTCACCGGATACGAACGGGCCGTTGTTCGTCGGTGCGCTGCCGACGAGCGGCGTGAGCGCGCCACTGAGCGTCCGCGCCCCCATGAGGATGCAGGACGCCTGGATGGCACTCCAGATGCCGTCGGCCCGCAGGCCGAGCACGAATTGATTGATCGCCTGCGCTACGGCCGGCTCCAGTTGTTGAGCGTCGGCCTGCTCGACGGCCTGGAGGTACGCCCCAGCGTCGGCGTCCCACGATCGCCGCACGGTCGCCAGGATCGCGAGCGTCACACGATCCTCCAGCGATCCGTAGTGTCGTCGTAGATCGCAACGGCGGCAGCGTTTGCCGCGAGCAGGTAGTCCGCGCCGAACGAGACGAGGAACCGATTGGCTGCCGTGCTGCTCGCGCTCTGGTGGGCAAGCGTGATCGTGAACGACCCGACGTTGACGAGGACTCTGACCGTGCCGTCGCTCGCGGCCGCCAAGCCAGTGATCGATCGGGCCGCGTCAGACGACAGGCGGTTGATGTCGGCGCTGGCGCCGGCGTAGTCGTTCTGGTTGGACGTGATCTGCGACGGCGACGTGATCGTCGGAGCGACGGCGTCTGCACCGCCGGTCCGATGCGTGGAGGCGTGCGAGGTTGGCGTCCTGGCGTCCGACAGCCGCGCGTCGTTTCCCTGGCAGGCCGTGCCGCTCGAGGTTCCGTAGCTGACGCCGAGCGATCCGCCCGAGGTCGTGAGTCCCGTGCCGACGGAGATGCCGACCGTTTGCGATGCGTAAGTGATGGGGGCCGTGGCCGAGACGACGCCAGGTTCTCCCTGTGGCCCGGCGGGACCGGTCGCGCCGGCTGGTCCGGTGGCCCCCGTTGGTCCAGCTGGGCCTGTCGGCCCGGCCGGCCCCTGTTCGCCCTGCTGTCCGGCCGCGCCGGCTGGTCCAGTAGCGCCGGCCGGCCCGGTTTCGCCGGCCGGTCCTGCTGGGCCTGCTGGGCCTGCTGGGCCCGTGGCGCCCGCTGGTCCAGCCGGGCCAGCTGCTCCAGTGGCGCCCTGCGGGCCCGCGGGGCCTGCGGCACCTGCTGCCCCCGCGGGGCCGGTTGCACCAGCCGGACCGGTTGGCCCCGTAGGCCCGGCCGGGCCTTGCGGCCCGACGCCGCCGCTGACCGTGGCGTCGATCTTCGTCCCGCTGGCCGAGACGTCGATCGGGGAGTCGGTCGCCGTGACCTCGATCGGGCTCATCGGTGGACCTCGCAGATCCCCTCGAACGCCCGCCGCCTGTACTCGCCCGGGGCCGTCCACGAGATCCGCAGACCGAGCGTCCCGGGAGGCAGGGCGGCGGCCTGCGAATCGGTGATCGACAGGTTGATCTGGCCGTTCGCCGCGCTGACCACCGTGACGGTGGGCTCCTCGAGGACCGCCAGCGTCACGAGCGAATAGATCTCGGCCTCCCAGGAGTAGCCCGTCGTGTTGATCGACAGGTCCAGGAGGGTCGCATAGGAGTCGCCCCGGTTGAAGGCGATGTTCAGGTTCCCGGGCAGCTGGTCTGCTGTTGCCATGGTCGCAGGGTAGGCCCTTCATTCCGGCCCGGTGAACCTCACTCGGGCCTGCCGTGCCACTTGCTGTCCCGTTCCTCGTCGGTCCACCTGGCCTGGATCTCGGCCGTCAGGGCCCCGTAGATCTCCTCCGGGGTCGGATCGGACGGCTGGATCCTGGGGCGGCCCGGGCGACCTCGGCCCGGCCTGGGCAGGTCCGCGAGCTGGTCGGCGAGCCGCTGGCGGATCAGGCCGACGCTGACGCCGGCGGCGCGGGCCGCCTGGTCGCGGGTCGCCCCCGACCTCCAGGCCGCCCGCACGGCCCGCTCCTGCTCGCGCGTCAGGAGCGTCTTCGTGCAGCCACGGAGGCGGCCATTCCTCGATCGTGCGACCTGGAGCCTGGCCAGCCTGGAACGGCTCACGAGTCCGGCCTCCGGATCGTGACGACGAGCCGCGCGTTCTCCCCAGGCTCGGCGAACCGCTTCCGGCCGCCATGAGCGACGACCTGGGCGTCGTCGAGCCACACGCCGGCCCCGGCCGTCACCGCGTCCCAGACCGCCTTCTCCAGGTTGTCGAGGTCGCCGCAGTTCCTGCCCGGGAACGCCGGAGCGGTCTTCCGCAGACTGCCATCGGCGGCCCGGTGCGATGCGGCGCGGCCGAACACGGCCTCGAACGAGACCTCGTGCGGGCCGGCCGAGATCTCCCAGCCGGCCCGGCGAGCTCGAGCAGCTGCTGCCAGGGCGATCGCCTGCTTGTAGGCCTTCAGACCGCGCCCGTCCGGCGTGTACATCCGCCCGCCGCGCGTGGCCCGGGCCCGCGGCTGCGGCAGCGGGTCGCCAGGAATCTCGAACGTGATCGAGGTCGCATCCATGCGACCCGTCACGGTATCGGGACCAGCGGGTGAATCCAGCGAGCATGGTTGGCCGTTTATCCATGCCTGGTAACAGCGGCAGTCTGCGCCTCACGGCCGCGCCGCGCGAATCGCCGGGACGTTATCCGACTTGGCGGCATTTACGCTGGTCTGTTGAATCACTGGTTATGCCAGTTCAACGAATCGCCGTGTAGCCAGTTCCGCCCGTGTAGCCCGATCCGCGAGTCCGCCTGCGCTTAGTCACGGTTTCCTGCGACTTATCGCGTACAGCCAGTCGAACGGATCGCTCGTAGCAATCGCGGCACAGACCATGATTTACAGCCAGCCCAGTAGTCGAAATGCTGTATTCAATCGGTGACATTTGGCAGTCGCGGCAGAATCGCCTGTCCTTGGCCATAGCGGCATAACCACGCGATGCAGCGGACCCGCGATGCCGTCTGCCGGAATGGTAAGTCAGCGGTCGCGGGCCGCTGATCGCTAGCGTTCTGCCTACTCGTCAGTCTTCATTCGCCGCCGCCTGTGCTGGATGGCGCTGATGCTGCGCCCAAGCAACGCCGACAACTCCCTGTCAGTCCCGGTATGAGTCACAAGCAACTCGGTTTCTTTTGCCGTCCATCTCGTTTGCCGTTGGCTTGCGTTTTCCCAGCCAGCGTAGTACCGGCCCTTGTCTTTGTGCCGACGCTCTGACCGATAATTGGAAACAACGTCGCGCGGTATTTTCCGCTTCTTCTCTGGATGCCGTTCCATGTATCGCCGCCATGCCGCTCGCGTGCGATCGCGGTTCAGTCTGTTCCATTCCTTTCGGTACTCCAGCCCAGTCAGCCCGACCGGCTTGCGAGTCTCCCGCATGGCAGAACCAACGGATGCAGCGGACAGCGTGGCATCGTCTTTAGGCATGGTGAGTCCTTTCATCGCTGCCGCTGATCCTGCGTGTTCTACGAGTTGTCCCAGTCCAACATCTTCGCCCCGCTTGAAAGCCTCTCCGCGAAAGTCTGTCGCCGCTCGATGCCGGTCGCCGTCCGCTCTGGCCGCGGCGTGCAAGTGTGCTTCTCGCCGCAGTAAAAGACCCGCCCGCAGGCGATGCAGGAATGGCCGCCGCACGGCTCGTTTTCTTTGTATCCACGGATGCACGTAGAACCACGCGATGCAGACGGACCCGCGAGAGCGTCGGTAGGTTTGTTCATGGTCGTAGGTCGCGGGCCGCTGATCGCTGGCGTTATCCAGTCCGAATCCATTCCCCGTCGATGTGCAGGTGGCGACACGCCACGAGCATGTCGGCCTCGCATCTTTCGGCCACCGGACGCCTCGCCATTCGGCACCTCCGCAGAATCCGCCACGATGCAATCGGGAACGTCTTGGCGAAGTCCTCCATCCGCTTCTCGGCGTCTTGCGAAATGCCGATCTTCCAGTACGTCCGCTCGCCGCAGGTCGCCTCGATCCAATACACGTCGCACCCGAGCCGATCGCGAGTGGCCGTCGCCCGGCTCGCAACGTATGCGTCCCAGCAAGCCTCCGGCGTTCCCAGCCATTCGGCTTGGTTCTCCTCGACGCGGATGCCAGCGTCGAGAGCCGCAAACGCAAACTGTGATCGTGTGCTCATTGGATAACCAGCGGATGAAGCGGACGGCGGGGCCGCCGCTTATCCTGCGTGTTCTCAGGCCTCGTCCTCCGGCGGCTTGGCCTTGCCCTGGGCGACGAGCTCGACGTAGGCCCGCAGGATCCGCACGTTCTTCCAGGCCGTGTACTCGGCCAGCACCGCCCGCACCGTCAGGAACACCAGCATCCCGACGCAGGCGACGAGTAGCTTCGCTTCGATGGTCATGCGACCTCCTCCCGGAACTTCGCCGCGAGCGCGGCCTTCGTGGCCTCGAACCTGGCAGCGTCCTCGCCGCTCCAAGCCTGCGGCGGCGGTCGGTCGTCCAGGCCGCGCGGGCCAGACGATGGCGACAGCCTCCGCGGGTCGTCGAACTCCTGCTCGAGCACCTTCGCCGTGAACCGCCGCCCGGCCTTCGCGCCACAGAACTGGCCGAGCGGCACCGGGCTCGTGAAGAACCGGCAGCCCGGCAGCCGGTCGATCGCCTTCAGGGCCTCCTGGAGCCAGCCAGGCTCGGCGAGCCGCTCCAGGGCTGCCGCCGGCAGGCCATCGGCCCCGTAGGGCTTCACGCGGGCAGGGTGGGCCCGTGCGGCGGCGTTCCAGGCCGCCCGCAGGGTCTCCCCGTCCGCGGACACGTCTGGAGGTGTAGGAGGAGAAACTGTCCTCTCCTCTCCTCTAGTGCGCTTTTGCTGCGCTTGAGCGCACTCGTCGGGTGCGCTTTTGCTGCGCCTCGGCGCACCATTTGCGCACGCCTGCCGTGCCCGGCCTGCCCTCTCGAGGTGCAGGGCGCGGGACTTGGCAGACTGGGAAAACCTGCGACCCCACCCGGGGATCTCGGCCGTCCCGTCCTGGGCGAACCGGATCCAGCCGACGGTCTCGACCGCCTGCCAGAAGTCCGGGTCGCCACCGCACGTCCGAGCCAGCCGTCCAGGCGTGGTCCTGATCGTGCCGTCGTCGCTGTTCAAGCTCGCCCACCCCCACAGCTTCCAGAGGCGGTAGCAGACGACCTCGACCCGCTCGCCGGTGATGTCGATCAGCTCCTGGACCTCGGGCTTCTGGTCGAGGGCGATGTCGATGGGGAGCCATTCACCGGCCATGGGTTGCCCTCCAGACCCTCGCCCCTGCCGTCCCGTGCCCCTTCCTCCTGGCCGCGTGCCCCACGGCCTCTATCAGCCCGCGCCGCGCGAGCGTCCCGATCACCGCCCCGAACGCCCGCGCGTCGTGCGGCACCAGGCCGAGCCGCTGGCAGTGGTCGACGATCTCCTCGCCCGAGCGGGCCCGGCCGTCCGCCAGCAGCTCGAGCACCGCGGCCCTGGCACGGTCGGCGTCGAACGCCGTCACCCGCTCAGCCTTCTCCAGGCAGGCCTGGGCGGCCGCCTGGCCGCGGCAGAGGGCCACGAGCGGCAGATCCGCGTCGGCTTCGATGAACGTCCCCATCACCCGGCCTCCCGCTTCGTCAGCCAATCGCGGCGGAACTGCTGCCAGCCGGCGGTGCCTCCGCAGACCCTGTAGGCGTGGTAGGCGATCACCGCGGACTCGAGGTCCGGGTCGGCCGCCGCGGCGTCCTTCGCCTTGCGGGCGGCGAGCTCTTCGCGCTCGCGCTCCTGCAACCAGGCCGGCTTCACTGGTTCCTCCCTGCGATCACCGCCTCGCACTGCTCGATCCGCATGGCCTGGGTCTCGACGCGCCGCATGTAGTCCCGCAGGATCTGCGAGATCAGGCCGCAGTTCACGCCGAATTGGCCGTCGCCGTATCGGGCCATGAAGTCGAGGTACAGCAGGGCGTCGGCTGCGGAACTGATGGGCGGCGCGTCCTTCGGCATCACTGAACCTCCGTGTGTGTGCCCCGTGACGGGGGGCGGCCGGTCGACGCCCGCGCGGGAGGCCCGCGTCGTCGACTGCCGGCGATTCGTCGCGTCCTCCGGCTGCGCTCTCCCCGGGGCCGGAAAGTGCAGCCCCTGCGGCCGGGAGCGGCCGGAAGTCTCATTTCTCCTTGTCAGCCGCCGCGAGCAGCTCGTAGCCCTGCTCGAGCAGCTTGGCCGCCATGGCCGAGATCTCGCCCGCCTTCGACGCCTTCGCCTCGACCTCGCTGTCGAACCAGTCCGCCGACCGCCGCCAGCGCGTGTCGCCGCCCTCGACCCACTCGCCGCACTCCGAGACGTGCCCGTAGTGGCAGAACACGGTCGCGCCGCGATGGTCGAAGTGAATGTGGGCCCGGTAGACCTTCTGTCGCTCGCTCATGCGTCACCTCAGAACGGGATGTCGTCGTTCGCAGCGGCCGGCTGGGCGGACCGCGAGCGCTTGGCCGGCTGCCGCGCCTCGGGCTCGGGCTGCGGGACGGCCGAGAACTTCCGGACGTTCACGAAGACCCGACCGTTGTCCGCCGCCTTGTGGTAGAGGTCGGCGACCACCTCGCGGCCGACGAGATCGGCCGGGCTAATGTCGTTCCACTCGGCCAGCGACATCCCCAGGGCCCTGGCGAGGCCGGACGCCAGGGCGAGTCCGTACTTGTTGTCGCGCCGCAGCTTCGCCCATACCCACCGGTAGCGCTTGTCCTGGTGGGCCAGCACGACCTGGAGCACGGCACCGGACTCGCTGGCCCGCACGATCTCGAGCCTGTGCTCGCCCTCCGGCACGTCCTCGCGCTCGACAGCCGACGCCTCCGCCGGCTCGGCCGGCTCCGCAAACTCATCGAATTTCCAGTCCATCACCCGACTCCTTTCGCGATCAGCCCCTCGCGGTCCGCGTACGCTCGGACCGCCATCCAGTGCCGCTGCTGGAACCGGTAGTGGCCGTAGACCTTCGGCGGCATGCCGACGGACCGGACGGCCTTGCGGACGTCCCACGCCGATAGCACCAGGCCCGCGGCCCGGCACCGCTCGAGCAGCTCGGACCACCGCATCCAGTTCCGCTGGTCGGCCGGTGGCTCGTGCCGCAGGTCGGTCCAGGTGCGATGCCAGAACATCAGGCGACCTCCTGGACCGCGTCCTCGATCTCGGCCGTCCGCTTCTCGATCGCCGCGTCGAGCTTGGCCCGCTGCGGCTTCGACAGCTCGCCGGCGCTCTCGGCCTGGTCGGCGTCATCGCCGATCTTCCCGAGCTCCTCGACCGTCACGGCGTCGGCCACCCGCTGGAGCCAGCCGGCCTTCGTCGTCGTCGCCGGCTCCACCGGCGCCCGGCCGGAGAACAGCGGCGCGAGCGCCTCGATCGACATGGGCAGCTCGGCCGACAGGCCGTAGCGGTTCTTCGCGTCCCAGGCCGCCGTCCGCTCGGCGTACATGACCCGCTCCTTGCCCCCTTTGGCCCGCGTCCGGCCGTCCGGACCCTCGACCAGCCGCGTCCGGTAGTTCGCGAACAGCAGAACGTCCGCCCACTCCTTGAAGAGCGGGGCCACCTGCCGCGAAAGCTTCAGCTCGTAGCGGTCCCAGCCCTCGTCCTGGTCGGGCGGCGTGGTTCGCTTCACCGTCGAGTGGCCGACGAAGACGACGTGCAGGCCGCGCCGGATCAGGTCGTCGGCCTGGCGGATGAGCGCGGCGATCTGCTCGGCGAGCATCGTGTAGCCCTTGCCGAACCCGAAGTCCTCGATCGACTTCTTGCCGGCCTTCCGCAGCAGCTGCTCCAGGCACATCCGCTCGGCCCAGTCGACGGAGTCGACCACCACCGTCTCGAACCCCTGCGGCTCGCGAGCGAGCTCGACCAGCGCGGCCTGGAGCGACATCCAGTCCGCACACCGGACGCGGGCACAGTCGATCTGCCGCGTCCCGTCCTCCGTGTCCAGGATCACCGGCGCCGGCCAGGCCGCCGCGAGCGTGGTCTTCCCGATGCCCTCGGTCCCGTACAGCACACACCGCACCGCGCCGCGCCGGACGCCGCGCTCGATCGTCAGAGCCATTTCAGCCCTCCTCGTTGAATTCGCCGCGGACGCGCTCCGCCGTCCGCGGCTCGGTGTCGAATCCATTCCCAGCCCGGCTCCGCCGGCATCCTCCGTCGCGGCATCCGCCACGCCGGCCCTCCTCCATGTCCATCAGCACGAGCACGAGCCCGCCGAGCGCGATGAAGAAACACGTCGCCGCACAGCAGGCCGCCGCGATCACGACTGCGTGGAAGATGCTCACTCGAAGACCTCCCCGTCGCTGTCGTTCGCGAGCGGCCGCCACTCGTCGAGGGCGACACGACCTCGAAGAATCAGGACGGATCCGTCTGGCCGTGACGCTTTGATCGCGAGCACGCACCGCGCGTCCGCAAAAATCAGTTCCAGCACCCTGCCGGGGGCCGAGAGCTTGTGCAGGAGCGTGGCCTTTCGCCGGCAGAAAGACTGCCAGGGCCCGTCCCGCAGATCGGCCCGGTGATGTCCGCCGGCTGCCGGCATGGTCAGGCCCTCACCAGGTCGGATGTCGGAGCGACGAGCTGCCCGTAGGCCCCGTCGAGGTCGACGACGACCGTGGACCCGTCCGGCGAGACGTCGATCACGCGCCCGGCCCAGGCCTTGCCGTGGCTCGTCCCGTTCACCCAGTCGCCCACGCTCGGCAGCGGCCGGCCGTAGGTCTCCTGCATCCCTGCGGCGGCCGCGTCGGCCTCCGCGTCTCCGGGCATCCGTTCCGTGGCATCCATGCCGTGGGTCTCCTGGGGGTCAGACGATCGAACCGATCAGGGCGGCGGCCTCCGCGGCCGTCAGCCAGTTCCCGTGCTCGAGGCCCGCCTCCGGGCAGACCACGCAGAACCGGGCCTCGCTGCCGGCCGGAGCGTGGCAGTAGGCCTGGACGTCGTGCCGACCGATCCAGCGGCACTCGCCGGACGACATCGAGAGCAGGGCGATCAGGATCGAGGCGGCGGGCATGCGTTGTTCTCCGATGTGCTATTCGCAGCAGCCAGCCGCGACAACCTTCAGCACCAGAACCAGAACCTGAATCCAAAACTCGACGTTCATGCTTGGTCCTCCATGACCATCGCGGGAAAAACATAGAACCCCGATGTGAGATTCGTCAACCCCAGGTTTTTCGGCCCGTTATGCGGGGGTTCTTTAGGCCGATTTCCGGCCGGCTGGTCGGCGGCCGCAGAGCTTTCCGGCCTTGCGCAAGGCGTCCTTGTCCCTGGCCAGCCGCCGGATCTGGTCGGCGTCGTAGACGAAGATGCGGTCTGAGATCTGCTCGTGCCAGATCTCCCCGCGCTCGGCCATCGTCCGGATGTGCCGCCTCGAGCATCCGTAGATGCCGGCGGCCTCGATCGTGCCGCAGAGGTTCCGCTTCGGCGGAAGTTGGACTGCCATCCTCATGGCCTCCTGTTGTAGGGCGGTCCGTCGCCGAATCAACAAGGGCCACAGGAGTGTCCCGTGGCCCCGATCCCGCCGGTTTCCCGGACAGGATCGAAACGTTTGACAGTGGCGGGGGCAGGAGCGAACGGTTCACTGACCAGCCGTGGGGCGCGTAATCCGCACGACTGGAAAAGGTTGTCCCCCACACGGAAGTAGCCATACCGCACGGAAGCGTGACCTATCCCTCTAGCGGAGGTTCACGCCATGACGCTCGACGCTTTCCTCGAAACGGTCTATGTCCCCTTGCGGCTCCGCGGCCGGTCGCCCGAATCGGTGCGGCTCCTGCGGCATGCGATCACCCAGTTCTCCCGCTTCCTCGGCCGACCAGCCCTGCTCGACGACCTCGACGACCTGGTCGTCTCGCAGTGGCTCACGAAGATGGCGGAGAAGAAGTCGCCGAACAGCGTGGCCCGCGAGCGAAGCGGGATCCTCGCGCTCTGGAACCTCGCCCAGGGCCGAGGGCTCGTGAAGCTGCGGCCGACCGTGGCCCCCGAGCTCGTGCCGCAGTCGACGCCGCGGGCGTTCACCGCCGACGAGCTGGCACGGCTCGCCCAGGCGGCGAAGTGGTCGAGCGGTTGGGTCGGGCCGATCCCAGCGGCGACGTTCTTCCAGGCCTTGATCGCCGTGGGCCTCGAGACGGGCGAGCGGATCAACGCGATCCTGTCGACGCCGCGGCACTGCTGGCAGCGTCCGACGCTCGTCGTGCCGGCGTCGGTTCGCAAGGGTCGCCGGCAGGAGCGGGTCTACGAGCTGTCGCCCGAGGCCTGCGACCTGGTCGACGCCGTGAGCCGCCACGAGGGGCCGACGGTGTTCTGGTGGGTCGCGTCCGACACGGCCCTCCGAAAGCGTTGGAAGACGATCACGCGCCGGGCCGGCCTCGGCGAAGGCCGGGACGTCCAGTTCCATGCCCTGCGGCGGTCGACGGCTTCCCACCTAGCGGCGGCCGGGCTGGACGCGACGAGCTACCTCGGCCACTCGACCGACCGGATCACGAGGCGGAGCTACCTCGACCCCCGGGTCGTCGACAGCCGGCGGCCGAAGGCCTGGCAGTCGCTGCCGCGCGTCTTCCGTCCGGACCCGGAACCGCCGGCACGATCGGCATGACATACGTCAATGGGTGATCCTGCCCCCGGACGCGGCAGGAGTCCGAATCCTGCCCCGACAAATCCGCACGTCCGGCATTACCGGGGCGGATGGACATCCAGCCGCAGCGGCCGCCAGCGGCTCCTGAAGGCCGCCCAGGCCGCCAGCCGCTCGGCCTCGACGCGGCCGTTCGTCCCGCTCCACTCGTGCCGGAGGCCGTACTGGCCGACCCAGCCCCCGAGCCCCCGGGCCAAGCACTGGAGCGAGAACTCGCTGTCGTCCAGCCAGTAGGGGCCGTACTCGGGCCGCTGGGCCCAGGTGTCGACCTCGCGGCGCCTGAACAGCTGGGCGAACCCGCAGACGATCGGCACCGGGCCGACGTGGGCCATGGGGGCCTCGACCGTCCACGACCAATCCGGCCGGACCCAGCCGCCGTGCTCGCCGACGACGCCGATGCCGGGCCGCGCGAGGTCTTCGAGCATCCGGTCGAGGGCCGACGGGTCCAGCACCTCGACATCGGAGTCGAGCGAGAGGACGAGCTCGCCCCGGGCCCGCCTCCAGATCACGTTCCGCCCCCCGCCGCAGCCCAGGTTCTCGGCGGCGCGGATGACCTCGAGCTTCGGCGACCGGCCGGCCAGGCCGTCGAGCTCCTGGAGCGTGCCGTCGGTGGACGCATTGTCGAGGACGATCCACTCGCCCACGTCGGCCCGCTCGGCCAGCCGCGCCACCGTCGGCAGGCAGCGGGCGACCTGGGCGCGGTTGTTGTGGCTGAGTTGGACGATCGAGATCACAGGACACCCAGCTCGCGGAGGCGGCTGCCGATCTCGCTCTGCCGCGAGATGTTCCCGGGCCGCATCTTCGACAGCCATGGCCAGCAGATCGACTCCCACAGGTGGACGGAGTAGCTGTCCGCGAGCAGCGGCTTTGTCCGGCGGTGATTCGGCACCTTGAACACGGTCCGCAGTTTCCCCCACAGCGGCGCGAAAAAGACCGTGGGCGGGTAGATCGTGACGAGGTCGGGACGACCGGCTGCGAGCCGGAGCGGCAGCCGGACGGAATGTTCGTCCCAGTGCTCGTCGCGGCCCGCGGACCGGAACGAGCGGTATTCGGCCAGCCACAGTTCCGCGAACCGCGCACCGCGGTCGCCGCCCATGGTCGCGTTGCAAAGCCCGTAGTCGTCGCCCTGCCGGCCCATCCACCAGCCGCCGTGTTCGAGATTCGCGAACGGCCGCAGGCACCACACGTCGGAGTCGACATACGCCCCGCCGTGCTCGAGCAGCACCTGGAGGCGGACGACGTCGGCCCGGTGGGCCGGGTGGACGAGTGGGCGGCCGAAGATCTCGCGCGGGGCCTCGATTGGGCAGAGGGTAAGATGCGGCCGGCTCGCGCGCCACCACTGGCCATCAGGCTCGTGCTCGTACCAGAACAGGAGCTCGGCCCCCGGGTTCGCCGCGACCGCCGAGAGGACGCTCAGATGGTGAAACCAGCTCCAGGGCTTGCCTCCGAAGTCGGGGGCCATGCCGAAGACGTAGTGGATGCGGCCGCGGTCTTCTCGGCGATCTACGCTGGCGACCGCTGGGCCGGCGGCTCCGGGCCCGGCAGCCGGCCGGGGTTTTGCCGGCCGCTCGTCCGCTGGCTGACGAGGTACATCCGCGAGGCCGGCGTCCGCTCGATGACCGACCTCGGGTGCGGGGACTTTCAGTGGATGCCGGCCGTGCTCGCGGCGACCGGCGTCTGCTACACGGGACTCGACGTGTACGAGCCGCTCCTCGCGCGGCATCGCGCGCAGTTCCCCCAGCACCGCTTCCAGGAGCTCGACGTGTCGGTCGCAGATCCGGGCCAGATCCCGGAGGCCGACCTGTATCTCGCGAAAGACGTCCTCCAGCACTGGCCCGACCGCACGATCACGGCGTTCCTCTCGAGGTTCTTCGCGGCCCGGCCGGCGGCCCACTTGCTCGTCGCCAACTGCACCGGGCAGACTGCCGACGTTCGCGTCCTGGATGATCAGTGGCGATTCGCCCCGCTCGATGGAGCCCGGCCGCCGCTGGCCGCCTTCGGGCCCGAGCTCGTCTTTTCGTGGGGCGGGAAGCATGTTTACCGGCTCACCACGAGCGGGCTTTGTGGGTCTTCTGCGTGATGTCGCTCAGGGCCTCGGCCTGGCCGCAGAGCCACGGCCGGACGGCGTAGACGCGGATTCCGCCGGCCCTGTGCAGGGCCCCGAACCGGTGGTCGACGTGGTGCCGGCCGGGCCACGGCCGCGGGGCGATCCAGTCCCGGAGCTTCTCGATCGCCGGCCGGCCTATCACGCCGTAGGCGTGGGTCCGGTTCACGTTCCGCCCGCGGACCAGGTCGTCGCGGCCCGGGATCGGCTCGGGCTTGGCCAGGTGCTGGCCGCCGAGGTAGAGCTGCTCGCAGTCGGCCGGCACCTCGAGGCCCGACAGGCGAGCCGCGAAGTCCGGGACAAACGAGACGTCGTCCTCGAGCACCAGGATCCGCTCGAAGCCGGCCGCCGCGGCCGCCGCCAGGATCGAGTGATGCGACCGGGCGCAGCCCCACGCGCCGGGGACGCTCTTCCACCAGGCCGGGGCGCGGTCCTGGAGGCCGTCCACGGCCGCGAAGACGTGCGGGTGGGGCAGGGGCCAGTCCGCCGGCAGGCGGCTCCAGAAGCCCTGGAGACGCTCCGGACGCCGCTCGAGCGAGATCACGACGACAGCGTCGAACATCGGCGGCACTCCGGCGGAGCGGCCCTGGCAGTGGCCACGGCGAGCCGGAGGTCGTCGAGGCTGCCGTCGTTGTCGATCCGGCGGTCGACGAGCTCGGCCGGTAGGCCGGCTTCGCTCGAGTGGCCTGCCACCGCCGGCAGCCCGGGCCGGCGAACCTCCCAGACCTCGCCGCCCAGCCGCTCCCGGATCCATTCGGCCTCGTTCGGGAACCGGACGTCGGCGACGACGACGACCTCGGCGCCGGCCCGGGCGAGCTTGAGGATCCGCTCGTGGGCGAGCTTCAGCCACAGGTGACGGTCGACCAGGTCGCGGCCCCATTCCGTCCCCAGCGTCTGGAGCAGCTGCCGCGGGCTCTTGCCGAGCGCCGGGATCGCCAGCTCCTTGAGCCGCCGGTCCCGCAGCTGGGCCTCGGGCACGCCGAGCATCGCGGCGATCGCGGCGTAGATCGGGTCGGCGAGCTGCACGACCACGGCCCCGGGGATCAGGTCGGCGACCGTGTTCTTCCCGGCGCCGGCCCGGCCCGTGATGCCGATCACCGCTGGCGTTTCGCCGGCTTCCATGCCTCTGGTCTCCCTGAGCTCGCGAATCATCCACAGAGCGAACGAGGCTAGCCGGCCGCTCGCACCAGTCCAGCAGTTGGCCGGGCCCAGTCTGCGGACCAGCTGCTCCGCGTCGTCGAGCAGCGCGGGCGACATCCTCACGACGACCTCACGCGGCCGGCGACGATCCGGAAGTTGTGGACGTCGAACTGGCCGTCGCCGTGGACGCGGACGCTCGCGAAGCCGTGGTTAAATTTATTCAAGCGCGCGTATTCCGGATGAAGGTCGCACAGGCAGCCCGTCGACCAGCACGTCGTCTCGCTGCCGAACATGTCCGGCTCGCAGTGGACGCTCGTCCGGTGGCCGTGGCCCTCGAGGACGGTGTGGTGGAGCCGGAGGAACGCGCCTCGCGCCTGGTTCACCGGCGCGGAAATCCCCTTGCCCTTCTCGTGTCCGTGCATGACGGGCAGCGACCCGACCATGATCGGCCGCTGATTGTCGACGAGCTCGATCCCGCTGGCCGGCATGTCCAGCCACTGGTCGAGGCCCATCCGCGGCTCGTCGGTGATCTCGGGGGCGTGGGCAAACAGCCACGCCGCGAACCGTTCCTCGTGGTTGCCGCTCTTGAACACGATCGGTATGGACTTGAACTGCGACCGGATCCAGACCAGCATCGCCCGGACGGCGTCGACCTCGCGCTTGAAGTTGCGCTTCCGCGGGTCTTTCTGGTAGCGGCTGATCGAATAAAAGTCCGCCGTGTCGCCGTTCAAGATCAGCGCGTCGATCTTGTCGCCCCGCAGCTGATCGACGGCGGCCTTGAGCGCCACGTCGTCGTGATAGGGGACGTGGATGTCGCTGAGCACGCCGATCAGGCCGGTCGCCTCGAGCGTGTACGGCCCCCACGGCTCGGCCGCGCTCGGCGGCATCGGCGGCAGCTGGCCGGCCTGCCGCGGAGGCCGCGGGGCCGTCGGGATCATGGTCTTCCGGTCCTTCGCGCCGTGGACGCCGAACTGGCGGGCGATGCGGTGCATCGCGGCCGACAGCGTGATCGCGTTGTTGCACTCGGCGAGGAGCCGCTTGGCGAGCGTCCGGCACGGCGCGTCCGGGTGGGCCGCCACTAGCCGGCGGGCGACCTCGGTGATGGCATCGCCCCCGAGCTGTCCTTTGGCTGGCATCCTTGCCTCCGTGGGTGGGACTGGCAGTGTGGCCCGTGGCCGGGATGAGTCAATCGGACAGCCCGTAGAACTCGGCGGCCTTGTTCAGCAACCGCTCGATCCGCTCCTGCTGGCGGTAGCCCCAGCGGGTCATCCGTCCCTTTCGGGCCCGGCATCCGCACGGCCGGCCCGCAATCCTCTCAACGAGGTGCTCGGTGACGCCGACGGCCTTAAGGGCCCGCTCTACGGCCATCCCTAGGTCCACTCTCGGCAACTTGATTGTCCGATGCCTTGCAACACGGCACGTCGCCCGCACGGCCGCCGACGAGACGCGGCGCCCGCAAGCCATGCACCGAAGATCAGGGCCGATAGTGCAAAGCATCACATGAACGCCCTGACCGCGGTGATCGTTACATCAAGGCTGCCGGACTCGCTCTCCGAGATGAGTGACGCCGCCACGAACGGATCGACGTCTGTGGCCGGAGGCTGGTACGAGCCAACCGTCGCAGTTGCTTCGATCGGGAACTGAGTGATACCGACGCTGGGCTCGTCGTCCGGATCGTGGTCTGCGCAGTCGATCCACGTCTCGGAGAGCAAGCCGACAAAACGACAGCCATTCAGAATCCCGGGCAAGCCGGCGGACCCGTACGGGTAGTACAGGCTCGGACAGTCCAGGTCGGACTCCGTGACGGTAGTGCTGTCGCAGACGAACCGATACCGGCTGGCCAGCGTGAGCTCGATCTTAAGCTGCCGACAGTCGGGGTTCTCGCCGTACGCGATGACGCGGAGCTTGCTTTGCCTGTCCTCGAACTCGTCGCCGAACGTGGTCTCAAACGTCGTGCTGTTCGCGGTCGACGACACCTCGTCGAGCTCCCACGTCCCGTCCAGGTCATCGCCGGGAAAAAGAGTGGCGAACGCGAACTGCGTGCCGGAGGCGTAGTCCGAGCCGCCGCAGTTGAAAGAATCGTTACGCTCCCAGACCTGGGACTTGAAATAGGTCTCGGCGGTGATGTCGACCTCGAGCGTATAGGCTTCGTTCAGCGGCGAGCATGGGCATAGATCGGGAGCGCAGCAGTCCGAGCACACCCCGAACAGGAAGCCGAGCGGGTACATTCCTGCCGCGATCGTGGCGATCAGTTGCACGGCGAGCCCCAGCGGGTCGTCGGTCATGATGCCTCCGCGCACTCCGCGGCGATCAAATGCCATTTGGCCCCGATGAGTATGCAGCAGACCCAGGCCTCCTGGCCGCTGCCGACGACGACGTCCGCAAACCGGTTGACCGCTAAAAACGTGGACGCCGAAATAATGGTCCCGTTGCCGTCGTACTCCTGCACGGTCAGCTCGGACCCCTTGGTCCAGGTCTCGTCGATCTTGCCGAGACGCGCGCCGCCATCGTCGTCGCCAACCTGTCTGAACTTGATCGGCGGCATATCGCGATTGCCGCGTTCGTAGGCCCGCGTGGCCGCGGCGATGCGCCGGGCGTCCGACTCGTTGAAAACCACCCGGGCCATGCTGTCACTCCGGCGGAGGCTCTTCCGGCGGAGGCTCTTCCGGCGGAGGCTCTTCGACCGGAAGCATCGCAGGCTCTCCGAACACAGCAGCAAAGTCAGCGGTCGGGTAGAGCAAAACAGTCAACGCGCTCGGCGCTTGCCCGGCGGCTTTTGCTGTCCCGTTGGAGTTGAGCGCTACCGGCTGTTTGACTGGCTTACCGTCGGACCCAAGGATCGCCTTGCGTTGGCCGCTGACGAGTTCCATAAAGCCGACGTTCCACGGCTTCGCGATCCATTGGTCGTCGTCCAGGCGAAACTCCCAGCGACTTTCAATGAACGACAGCTTGCCGGCGTCGTCCTCGCCGTCGAGCCGCGAAACAGAGCTCTTTTTCGCGCCCTTGAAATAACACTTCCATTGCGACGCGGTGTACCCTGCCCATTCCGCGCTGTTGACGTGCCCGGCACATGCGTCTATGTCGGCGTTCAGCGATTCCTCGTCGTCGTAGTACTTGGTCAGAGACCAGCTCGTCTCCTCGCGCTCCTTCTCCAGGCCTTCAAGCGGATCACCCGCGCTGTTGGTGATCATCAGGCCGGAGATCGGGCTTTTGTAGACCGGGATCGTCGTCGTCCCGCCGCTCCGCTCCCACACGTCTTCGGGAATTCCGTTCTCGTTGTAGGTCTTGCCCGGCGGCGGAACGTAGAACTGAACCGTCAGCGTCCACAGCATGCCGTCGGAGGTCTCGGGTTCAAGGGCGAACTCCTGGGCCTGGAGGTCGGGGAAGTCCCAGTGGGGCGAGCCGTAGGTGATGCCGATCGTGGCCGTGACACCGGCCAGGATGTCCGGCTTCGGCGTCAGCGGCGAATCGACGCGGATCTGCCACTTCTCCGGGCAGCGCATCGACTCGCCGACCTTGCCGGATAGCCCCGTGACTTGCCGGTGATAGCTCACCCAGGCCATGCTCTAGCCCCCCTCGATCGCGAACGGGGACAGATCCTCGCCCATGTCGGCGGTGTTCTCGGCGATCGTCTCGAGGGCCGCGAGCTGCCGCTCCTGGACGCCGCCGCCCTCGCCGCGCATGAGCCGGAACATCTCGGCGATGCCCTCGCTCGAGCGGCTGTCCACGGCCTTGAGAGCCACGGGCTCGGCCACGGCTGCGGAGATCTGGTCGCCCACGGCTGAGGCCGCGCCGCGGCCGGCCTCCTCGACCTGGGCCGCGGAGGCCTCGGCCTGGGCGATCGCACCGTCGAGGGCGGTCGTGAGCGGGCCGGCCACGGCCTGTCCAAGCGGCGCGGCGCTTTCGGCGAAGGCTTGGCCAAAGGCCTCGCCCGACGCCGCGATGCTCGACTCTGCGTTCGCGAGGTAGTTGTCGGCCTGGCCGGCCAGGTAGTCGGCGGACTCGCGCAGCCCTTCGGCTGCGCCGCCCGCGCCCGGGATCCAGTCGGCCGCGTCGGCGAGCCCGCCGAGGGCCATCGACAGCACGTCAGACAGGAATCCGCCGATCGTGTTCCCGACAAACTCGAAGAACTTGAACGCCCCGTAGAAGCCCTGGGCGACCCGGTTGCCGAAATCCATGACCGAGCCCCACTGCTCGCCCACGCTGGACAGGTACTCGAAGACGCTGCCGAAGTTGGCGATGAGGTAGTCCCCGATCCCGGCCAGGAACCGCGCTCCCTGGAGGATGCCGTCCCCGATTCGCTGGCCGATGGTCGCGCCGCCGATGTCGCCGACCATGTTCGTAAACGTGTCCGCGATCGCCTTGATCGCCGGCGCGAGGTAGGCCGTGACCTGCTGGATCACCCCCTGGACAGCCTTCGACGCGAGGGTGAAGGCGTCGTTCATCGCCTCCACGTCCTGGCCCTGGGCGGTCGTGAGGGCCAGCCCGAGCCGCTCGGCCTGCCGCGCCGCCTCGGCGATCCCCTCGGCGCCGCCGGCGAACATCGGGAGCAGCTCGGCCCCGGCTTTGCCGAAGAGCGCGGTCGCGGCGGCGGCCCGCTGGGCCTCGGTCGGCAGTGCCGCGATCGCGGCCGTGATCGCCTGGAACCGCTCGGCGGCCGACATGCCGGCGAGCTCGTCCATCGACAGACCGAGCGTGGCGAAAGCCGCCTGGGCCGTCTTGGAGCCTTTCTGGGCCCGCACGAAGGCGATGTCGGCCCGAGTAGCCGCCTTCGCGATCGTGTCCATGCCGACGCCTGCCAGGTCTCCGGCGAGGGCCAGGCCGGCGAACTCGCCGTAGGTCATCCCGACGCGGGCCGCGAGCTTGGACTGCTGGTCGATCACCTCCGCCTGGGCCTGGCCCATCTGGACCAGCGAGCGGACGTAGTGGCCAGCCGTGCTCGCGATCGAGCCGAAGAGCTGGGCCCCCTGGATCGCGACGAGAGCGTTCATGCCGCTCCGCAGCGACGAGGTCGCCCCCTCCATCCGCCGCATCGCGGCGGCGGCCTGGTTCACTCCGACGACGAGCCCCGACGAGTTGGCCGTGAAGACCGCCGAGACTTTGCCGATGACCGACATTTTTTGTCCTTCCGTGTGAGCCCTGGCAGGCTCGCCAGCCTTTCGGCCAGCTGCTCGTCCGTGAGCGGTATCTTCGAGCGGTACTCGTCACCCGGGCGGTAGGTGAGCAGGAACCGCTCCTCGTCGTGCTTGTCGAAACGGCCAACCAATGCCGACCGGATGATGCTGGTCATCCTGCCGGCCACGAGCCAGGGCTGTCCCCATGGCTCGAGCAGGTAGAAGGCCATCCACGTCCGAAGTTGTCTCCTAGTGATTTTTCGCTTCAGCTTTTGGACGTCCCATTCCCCAACCTCGAGGGCGAGCCGCATGGTGAAGAGTTCCCACGGGTTCGCCCTTAGCCTTTTTTTTCCTCCTCCAGATCGTCCTCGCTGGGCTCGTTCACGAGCGGCAGGCAAAACTTGGCGATCTCGTCGATCGCCTTCGGGTTCGAGTCCGCGAGCTGCTGGAGGCCCTCGTCCGTCTGCGGGACGGTGCGCTCGCCCGCCTCGTCGCAGAGCAGGAGCTGCACGAGCTTCGCCGCCATCGGCTTCCCGCCGCCCTGGTGGTTGCGGCACCACATCCGCCACTCGTCCACGTCGGCGCTCGACGGATCGCGGACGAGAACCTTCTTCCCGCCGAGGGCCTTGACCTCGTATTCGAGCGGCCCCTTCCGGGCCGCCAGGTCGATTAGCTCGTCGAAGGAGAGCGTCACTCCAGGGCTCCTGTCATTTGGAAGGTGGCCGAACCGGTCGACCACTGGTTCGGGCGGCCGGAGTGACTGAACGAGACCAGGATGGCCTCGCCGGTCAGCACGGCCCCAGGAGTATCAAACAGGATCTCGGCCTTGAGTCCAGCGTCCTCGGCCGCGTAAGACGGCGGCCCCCAGAAGGTGATCGTCAGGGTCGGCGGCTCGATCGCCGTGACGTCGTATTGCTTGATGATGCGAGAGTTTTCGCCGGAGCCGACCACCTGGCTGTCGATGGCCGTCCGCTCGACGACCTGGGCCGCCTTGCTCTCCCAATCGTAGCCGGTCAGGTAGCCGATCTGGACGCCGCCGAAGGAGACGAACGTCCCCTGAGAAGTGAACAGGCCCGGCATGACGACCTCCGGGTCAGGAGCCGGACTGTTCGTCCGCGATCAGCTCCTCGAACGTCGCGGTCCCCTCGACGTACTGGTTGGTGCGACGGCTGATGCCGGCCTGCGTCACGCGGTAGGTGCCGGTGCCGTCGGCCGTGTCGAGCTCGCCCTCGTCGCCCTCCTCGATCTCGGCCCCGCCGGACTCGACCCGGTAGGTGATCGTGAACTTCCGGGGGTCGCGCTTGGGCTTGAGCGGTGCAAGCAGCATGACCATATCGTCGCCGTGGGCAAGGTCGAGCGTGGACATGTCGACACGCTCACGGCTGGGGGCGGAAGCCTCCTTGGAGATGTCGACGCACTTGTACGTCCCGCCGTTGAACTCGAACGTGGTGCCGTGGGAAGTCTCGAACGACATCGGTCACTCCTCGTAGCGGATTTCGACGGTCATCTCGACCGTGTAGGTGGGCTGCTCGCGCCCTTCCAGGTAGCCGGCCTCGCCGTCGCGCTCGTCCAGAACCTGGCACTCGTGGATTGTCTCGCCGTGCTCCGACCCGCTGAACCTGTGGATGGCGGCCTGGATCTGCCCCGCGATCTCCCAGGCTGCGACGTAGCTGTCGGCGTAGACCATGAGCTCGAACCGGGCCACCGGGGGCAGGGCGTTCGACCCGGGCGAATAGTCGAGGGTGTCCTCGAGCAGGGCCTCGCGGACGGTCTGCTCCCGCTGGTAGATCACATAGGGCGGGTCGCCCTGGCCTGTCATCTCGACGGGCCAGGCGTAGACCGTTCCGGTGGCCGCCTCGATCGCGGCCTTCAGCCAGTTGTGAGGGGCACCCATCAGCCGGGCCTCCAGCCGCCACCCTTTTCGTACACCCGGGTCGGGTTCATCCCCTTCTCCAATTCCCGGGCCGCCTTCTCGAGGGCCTTCCGCATTTCCTGGGCGAGCTTCTTGGCGGCCGGGCCGCCGTACTGCCGCTTAAACTTCTCGATGATGTTCCGCGGCTTGATGTTGGTCGTGCCGAACTCCAGCCAGAGGGCCTTCCGGCTCTCGAACCCGGCCCTGTAGCCGACGACGCCGAAGACCACGCCGTCCTTGTTGCGGCCGAGATACTTCGATTTGGTCGTGACGGCACGACGAAGGGCGCCGCCGCGGACCTTCATCTTTTTCCCGCTGCCGGCCACGAACCGGCCGCGCTCGTTGCGCTTGAGGGCCGCCCGGGTGTTCCGCGTTTTGCCCTTGGGCGTGAGCTTGCGAAGGATCGGCACTCCCTCCTTGAGGGCCCGCTTCATGGCGGCCTGTAGGTGCTTCTTCGCGATGTGCCGCGGCAGCTCGGCGTAGCGCCGCATGAGCGCCCCGATCTGACCGCCCATTCCGCCCCAGCCCAGCGAGATCATGCGGCCTGCTCCTCGACGGTGAGCTCGAGCTCCTCGCGGCGGCCGCGCTCGATCACGCCGGCGATCATCAGGATCCGGTCGTCCCGCGACACCCAGCGGAGCCTCATGTTGCTCGCCACGCCGGCGACGTACCGGATGCGGACGGTGGCCTGGAGGCTCGCGCCGATCTGGCCGCGGCGGGCCTGCTCCGAGAACGAGACCGGCTCGTAGGAGCCGTAGACCTTCCGGATCGGATCCCAGGTCGTGACGTTCTCGCCCGCGGCGTTCCGGGTCGAGACCGGCTGCTGGATCTCGTAGACCTCGGTCAGGATGCCGGACGGGATCATCACCAGCCTCCGTTCCACGAGCTCGCCGCGAGCAGCGTCTCGAAGGCCTGCGGCAGCTCGGCGGCCGAATCCGTGGCCAGGACGCCGCGGTTGTTGAACTGGTGGTCCACGAACGCGAGGATCGCCGAGCGGAGCATCGGGCAGACCTGGCCGTCCGGCTCGACACCGCCCCAGTACTCGACGACGACCTTCTTGCCGATGCCCTTCGACAGCGTCACCTCGCCGGGCACCGCATCGAGGTCGAGCTCGTAGTCCGCCTCCTCGAGCTCCACGTCGTCGGCCGTGATCGTGAGCTCGTACCCGCTGGCCACGAGCAGGGGCGGCGCCGGCAGCCGCAGCACCTCCGGAGCGTCCTTCCAGGTCGCCCGGTACTGGGTGGCGACGAACGTCATGCCCAGCCGCTTTTCGATCAGCCGCCGGGCGGCCGCGACCTTGTCCATCAGGAACCGGTCGTGCTCCGTCTGGTCGGCCATCAGGCCGATCTGATGCTTGACGTCCGAGAGGCTCACGGGCTCGACCACGGGCCACTCGAGCACCCGAAAGGTGTCCGGCTGATGCTTCACGACCCGGCCTCCTGAACCACGGTGGACGCGATCTGCGGCGACAGGACGACCCGGTAGCCGACCGACCCCGTCAGGATCACGCTCACGATGTCGTCTTCTTCGCCGCTCCCGGACCCTGAGTCCAGGACGCCGGCCTCGATCGACCACTGCCTCGTCCCATACTCGGCGAGCTCGTCCGGGTCGACCGTCACGACGACCTCCACCGGATCGCCGCTGCCGCCCGTCTCCTGGATGTCCAGGTCGAGCACGGTCCCGCGGGAGGTGGCCGTCGCGTAGAGCTCGCCGTCCGGCAGCGGCTCGTCCTCGGCGAAGGTGATCGTGATCTCGCGCGGCTGCGAGCCGGTCTGGAGCGCCAGATAGACGGCCGAGGCGCCGCGGAGGACCACCCTACCGGGCATGCCGCACCTCGCAGGCCGGGCCGGCCACGGCCCTCTCGGCGGCCTGGAAAGCCGGCATATCGCCCTGGGCGGCCTCGACCGCCACGCCGGACGCCAGGAGCTGCAAGGCCATCCTGGGCGTCAGGTGCTGGATCGTGCCGACGGCCAGGCCGCGGTATTCCCGGACGAGGCGGACCGCCTGGAGCGGGACGGGCTGGCTCTCCACTGGCGGCCTCCGGATATGGGGCGGCCGGGTGGCGGCGTCCCTGCCACCACCCGGCCCCGTTGCGTCACGCTGTCGTCGTCAGGCTTAGCTGCCGGCGGCGACCAGCTTGGCCACGAACTGCGGGTCGTGGTTGGCCAGCCCGAACCGCTGCAAGCCGCGGTAGACGATGCCGTTCTTCTTGAACGCGGCATGCTCGGAGGCCGCGACCTCGAGGCCGTTCTGCTTCAGGACCACGGCGGTCGCCATCGCGAAGTCACCGTAGAGGGCGAGCGTCCCGGCCGGCAGGCCGAGCACCCGGTAGACCGGGACTCCCATGATCGTCGGCAGCACCCGGTCGCCGACCATGGTCGACTGGCTGATGACCGACGACTTGAGCATGTGGGTCCAGCCGGCACCGCTCACGACCCAGGCCGTGTTCGCGGCCCGGTTGTCGATCTTGCCGACCACCTCGGCCAGGTCGCCGCCGTCGAAGTCCTCGCCGGCCTCGACGGTATTGCCCTCGGAGACCTCGTCCACGAGGCCGTCGATCTCCTTGCCAGCGTCACCGTTGAGCCACACGTCGTCGATCTTGGTCGCGACCGCGATCGAGATTTGCCGGTTGAACACGGTGGCGAGGTTGGCCACGCCGGCCGCGTCGTCGAGCAGCCGCCGCGAGATCGTGACGAGCCGCCCGACCTCGTGGAGCGGGATGTCCACCCGGCTCGTCGGCATGGCCTCGTCGTCGACGTCCGTCAGCTCCTCGACCCAGTCGGCCTCGATGTCGCCGATCTTGGGCACCTGGAACTCGTTCGAGGTCGTCTCGAACAGGGTGGCGAGCTGCACGCCGACCGACTGGTAGGCGAGCGTCTCGACGAACCCGCGGTAGAGCTCGGGCGAGACGAGCTCGACGCCGGCCTCGTCGTAGGTCGGCGAGGTCTCGCCCATGTTCCGGAGCTCGGCGGGCTTCGCGCCCATGCCGATCGCCCGCAGGAACTGGCCGCCGGCGATCAGGTCGTTCGCCGCGACCGGGCCGCGCTTGGCGATGTGGATCGCCGGGCCGCGCCGCTTCTCGATCTCCGCTGCCGGGGCCGACGCCGGGGCCGACGCCGTCACCTTGCGGAGCCCCTCGATCCGGGCGTCGAGGTCGTGCTCGCGCTGGGCCAGGGACTCGACCTCGACGGACCGCTTCTCGGCGGCGGCGAGCCGCTCGGCGATCTGCTTGTCTTCGGCCTCGTCCTTGCCCTCGAGGGCGCGGAGGTCGACGATCGTCTTCGAGAGCGTGGCGGCTTCGTCCTGAAGCTGGCGGAGCTTGGGGCTGGGCATCATGCCCTCCTGTGATCTGTGGTGTCTGAAAACCTCTCGCACGATAGGACCGTGCTACCGGCCCGCTGAACTTGACACGGAACAATTTCCGGATTTGCAGTCGGCCGGCAGGCCGGCCTTCGCGCGCTCGGCCGCGCACCGCTTGCATGGGCAGCGGCAGGTCTGCTGGACGCGGCCGTCCGGCTTCCAAATCCCCCGGACGCACGTCTCGCCGCAGTCGCAGGCGACCGGCGCCGGGCCGGGCGGCGCCGGGCCGGGGCGATCCGCGAGGAGCGTGGCCCGCGCGACCTGGACAGCGGCGAACGCGCGCGGCCGCTCGAGGTCGATCGCGGCCGGGTCCGTCGAGAGCCAAACCAGGAACGCGACGATCGCCTGCCAGACTGACGCCAGCATCAGAGCCCCTTTCCGTGATCGACCACCGGGTAGCCGTCCTCGCCGATCACAGGCGCCTGGACGAGCCTCTGGTCCCGCCGGGCCGGCTCGGGCGGCGGATCCGCGAACGCGGCCAGCCACAGGAAGCTCTTGGCCGCGCGCACGATCCAGCGAACCGCGGGCCGGTCCGGCTTGGGCGGCGAGTTGTCTGTCCGCGTGGCCAGGAAGTAGCCGGCCGCGAACGCGACGGCCAGGACGAGCACCGTTTTTCGATCAAGCATCACGGGAACCTCAGAAAGCGATCGGGGCAGGGGCCATGAATCCGCCGTTGTCGAGGTCGCGCCAGCCGAAGCCGGAGACCGAGCCGACGGCGTAGCTGTCGGGCTGGCTCGACAGCATCCGCTCGACCACGGGCCGTCGGACCCAGAACGATCCCTCGGGCATGTCGTCCGGCCAGCGCGGCCCGGAGATCCAGCGCGGACCCCAGGAGTTCAGACACAGCAGCCCGTCCTCCGGGCTCCCGTTCTTGGCGTAGCGGACCGCCACGAAGCACATGCAATGGGCCCACTGCCCAGAGGCGCGGGCGTAGGCGTGCTGGTCGCGAACAGACTCAAAGCCGACCAGCGAACAGACGGGGACCGGGAACCCGGCCTCGATCGCGGCGGCCGCCTCCGCCCACGTCTTGACCATCGCGACGTGCTGGGCCGGATGCTTCTTCGCGATCGCGTCGAGCTTGCCGCCGTCGCCCTGGCCGCCGTTGCCGTACGCGCCCCAGGCCTTGGCCCGATCGGCCGAATAGACGCGGAGGTCGTGCCCGCCAACCTGGTCGCGGTAGACGACGCCCCAGTCGCGGGCCCACCGGGCGGCGGCCGCGCCAAACGATCCGTCCGACCAGCCGCCGACCGGGCTCTTGCCGTCGCCGCTCTTGCCACGGGCCTCGACCCGGGAGCCGCCGTAGATCGCCTCGGTCGCCGGGAACGGCGGCGGCATCGCCAGCCGGCCGGTCTCCCAGTCCACACACTGGGCGAGCCACACGCCGTGGGCCCAGCCCCAGGAGACACAGTCCCCGATGCCCTGCCGCTCGACGACCCAGGGCCGGCCGTAGAGCTGCTGGTGAGCCTTGTAGCCGGCCCGGTAGAGGAACGTGTCCTTGCCCTTGGCCTCGCGGATCGTCTCCGCCCCGGCCTGGCGGAACATCGGCTCCGGCAGCTCGGCCAGAAAGTCGGCGACCCCTTCCGGGTCCGGCGTGTAGCCGAACCGGGTGTCGTCGCCGACCGTGCCAGGCCGGCCACCGCTGAGCTCGGCCAGGATCACAACCGCGGCCGCCACCAGCAGCCCGGCCAGCAGCAGCCAGCGGATCGCCTTCGAGCTCATCGGAAGGCCTCGTCGGCCGCGTCACGAATCTGCCGGTAGGCGGAGATCCACTCGGCCTTCTTGGCCGGCGTCAGCGGCGCGCCGCTCGTGCCGACCTTCGTGTCGAGGTACGTCTTCACGGCCTCGCGGATGCGGGGGTGGAGGTCGCCGATCGACTGCCCGCGGAGCCGGAGGTCGAACGCCCGGACCCGCAGGTCGTCCATGGCCTGGCCCGAGGTCCACGCCGGGGCCGGCTCCATGGAGTCGAACTCGAGCTCGTCGGCGACCTCGCCGAACAGGGCCGCGAGCTGGGCCGCGTGGACCGCCGCCTCCGGGTGCGGACTGAACTTGCCCTTGAGGACGATCTCGGCGTCCGGGGCCGGGCCGGGGGCCGGGGTCGGTTCCGTCTTGCGGCCGGAGGCCCAGACCAAGGCGAGCGCGACGATGAGACCGGCCCCGACCAGGTGGCGGACCTCGAGGTGCGGGAGCCTGCCGTGGGCCAGCGCCACGAGCTGCTCCAGGCGGTCGCGTCCCAGGAAGGCGTAGGCGGCGGCCAGGGCGAGCGCGACCAAGAGAACGGTTTGCATCACTTCCTCACGAGGGGCAGCAGCTGCTCGATCGCCCCGCTGGCGATCGCCAGGACAAGCGACCTGACCGGCGAGCGGACGATGAGCCAGAGCGGGTACACCGCGAGCGGGACCGCCTTGTCGGCCACCGCGTCGAAGAGCCGGGCCACGGCGTCGAGCGCGAGCGCCTTCTTCTCGGCCCCCGACAGCATCGTGACGGTGTCGAGCACCGTCACGACCAGCCGCAGCAGGGCCAGCATCAAATCGCCGAACTCGGCCCACGAGATGCCGTCGGCCGCCGCGCTCTTCGCCGTGGCGATGAACGCCGAGATCTTGTCGAGCAGGCCGAGCCTGTTGTCGGCCGCGGCGACGGGGGCGTCAGAGATCATGGGCACTTTTCCTTTCAGCCGGTGACGATTCGCATGCGGGCGGCCGCGGCGGCGGCGGCCGCCTTCTGGCCGGCCAGGGTGGAGACCTTCACCTTCGGCGGCGCGGCGGCCTCGCGGGCCTCGCTGGCCAGGGCGGCCGGGATGCCCTCCGGGTAGTCGTCGATCCAGACGTCCACCTCCAGGCCGGCCTCGGCGGCGGCGACTCGCTTCTGGGTTCCGGAGCCGCAGAGCAGCGTCCGCACGACCTCGAGGTCGCCGAAGGCCAGCCGCAGTTCTTCGCGGTTGGCCTCCGTGTCCTCGCGGCGCGAGATGCACACGACTGAATTGCCGCGCCCCGTGGCGTCCACGATGAAGGACCGCCACAGGCCGGGCGCGGCGGTGAACGTCCGGTCATAGTCGATGGAGATCGTGAGGGGTCGCTCGCGGGCCGCTTCGACGCTGCGGGCCTGCTTCCAGAGCGGCAGCGAGCGGGCCCCGATCGAGCTCTGCGTGTAGGCCGGCCGGCTGACTGCGGAGATGTCATACAGGCCGGAGGCCCGCAGCACGGTCCGGATGACGTTGCCCTTTTCGTCCTCCGTCCACGTCTCGCCGTCGGCGGCGGTCGTGAACGCGAAGCTCGCCGCCGTGATCGTCCGGTCCTCGACGAGGAGGATCAGATCGCGGCCGGCCTGGGTCTGGATCGGACGGTGGGTGTAGCCCAGGCCGCGCGGCTCCTTGCGGAGCTCGAGCCGCCCGTTGGTGGTCCGGCCGGTGATGAGGGCAGGGTCGTGCTCGCGGTAGAACGGGACGTCGAGCTTCCCGCGCGGGTCGTTGGGCTTCCGGTCGATCAGCCCGTCGAACGCCGTCGCCGAGAATTTCTCGCGAAAGCCGCCGAGATCGACGGACAGCGATTCCCAGGGTGGCGAGACTCCGACGAGCTCCGGCGGCTGGCCGTCGCGGGCTTGCACGGTCATCGCGTCCGGGTAGTCGGCGAGCGGAAGGTAGCGGCGCTCGATGTCGGTCGTCATGGCTGGGGCTCCTGGTCCAGTGGCTCGGCGGATAGCTCGCTGACGCGCTTTCCGACGGTGAACTCCGTCGGCTCGCCGTTGAAATACAGGCGGATACTCGCGGCCGGCTCGGCCTCGCTGGCGGTGATCGCGAACGGCGAGCCCTCGACCCCCAGGATGCCGTCGATCATCAGGTGCTCGATCGTCCCCTCGCCGCCCTCCCAGTAGACGTACTGGCCTTCGCGGAAGCCGCCGGCCTCCGGCACGCCGGCCCCGGGGCCGCGGCCGGCATCGGCCGGCGACTGGTCCGCCGGCGGCTGCTCGAGCGGCTGCCCTTCCGGCGGCGCGGCCGCGACCGCCGCGGCGTTCGAGAGCGTGGAGAACCCGAGCTGCATGAACGTCTGGTCCGCGGCCGGGTCGTCGAGCAGGTCGAAGTCTTCCAGGTCGCGAACGGTGTTCGGGCTGATCGCGCCCATGTTGAACATGGACTGGTAGAGCGCGGCCCTCGCCGCGTTGTCGCCGCGGAGCAGGCCGCGGCTGTCGAGCTTGACGTACACGTCCTCGCCGTAGACCGGCTGGAGGGCCATGTCGAACGGCCCCTCCATCCGCTTTTGCCAGGGCAGCATGCACCACACCTGGGCGGAGAGATGCTCCTGCTCCGGGTTCGAGTAGCGGGCCATCTTGGCATCGCCGAGCAGCGTGGACGGCACGCCCCAGTGCCGGCAGATGTCGGGGAGGATCGCGTCCCGCAGCTGCTGGTACTGGGACTGCTCCATGCTGTTCCCCTGCATGGGCACGATATCGAGCTTGTCCGTCGTCACGGCCGGGGCGCCGCGGTTCGACCCGCCGTACATTTCGCGGAACATGGTCCGCAGCTCGTCGATCGCCCGCTCGTCGAGCTTCTCGCGGGTCTTGATCAGGAAGTCGGGCCGGGCGCCGTTCCGCCAGTAGGCGGTCGCGGCGACGTCGAGCTGGCGGGCCAGGCCAATCGAGGTGGAGCAGACCTCGCTCGGAGCCATGCCCCACAGGCCGTTCTCGCTCATCCACTTCCAGTGGAGAACCTCCTCCTGTCGCAGCGGGATCCAGCCGCCCTTCTCGGAGAGGAACTGGTAGCGGATCGAGTAGTCGGGAAGCTGCTCGACCTTGACGCGGGTCGGGTGCATGGGGACGAGCGTGGTCATCCAGCCGCGCTCGCCCGACAGCACCCGAGCGAAGCCGTTGCCGTGCAGCGCCGTCCAGTAGCCCTGGAGCGACATGAAGTCGAACGAGGTCTGCCAGGGGTTCGGCCGCTTGCGAATCGTGTAGCCGCAGGGCGGCGAGAAGTCGACCTTCCGCCCGTTGGGCAGGGTCTGCTTTATGTGGATCGGCATCACGCCGATGCCCTGGCCGATGAACCGGCACACCGCGAAGATCGACGAGACGCGGATCGCGATCTCGGGCGTGATGTGGCCGCCGGCGAGGCTGCCGATCCCGCCGCCGCTCGTCCACAGCGAAGACCCGCGAACCGAGACCATCGCAGGCTCGGGCGCCGCCTTGCCGCGCCGCCGAGAACTGGGCCGCTTCGTGGTGGTGGCGGAGGCCTTCTGGCGGGGCATTGGCTGTCCATCCGTGGGGCCGGCGCGCAGCGCGGCCGGGATGGTGGATCAGTCTCGCCCCGCCCTTCCGACCCGCTGAACCTGGGGCCTACCAGAGCCGGACGAACTTGTAGTCGTCCGGGCTCGGCGGCTCGAGCGATTCGTCGGAGTCGATCGCCATCGCGAAAGCGTTGGCCGTGGCCGACAGCCCGTCGATCTTCTCCGTGCTCTTGCCCTTGTCCGGCTTGATCATGCCGGTAGTGTCCGTGTAGACGAGGCAGTGGTTCGCGTTCCACAGCAGGATCGGGTTCTCGTAGCGGAACCGCTTTTCCACCACCAGGCCCTCGAGCATCTTGCAGGGCGAGTTGAGCCGGCTCGTCGTCTGGGCGACCCCTTTGACCTCGAGGCCCTCCCGCTGGAGGAACGTCGCGAGCGGCCCGACCTGCCACGGGTCGCAGCCCACCCGGACGATGCGATGCTCCTGGCCGAACGCGAGGATGTCGCGGGCGACGTGCTCGTGGTCGAGCCGCGCCCCCGGCGTCACGGTCAGCCAGCCCTCGCGGACCCAGGTCGAGTAGGGGACGCGGTCCTTCTTTTCGCGCTCGGCCACGGTCTCCTCGGGCACCCAGTAGCGCATGACCGCGTCCCAGGATCCGTCGGCCGCCTTGAACAGGAAACATGCCGCCGTCATGTCGAGGTTCGACGCCAGGTCCACGCCGACGACGCAGGGCCGGCCGGCCAGGGCCTCGGGCGGCGGCTGCCGGCAGGCGGCGAACGAGTCGCCCTTGAACCATTGCTCGTCCCGGCCGTCGGCCCACACGTTCAGCGAGTAGCGGAGCCAGCGGCTGAACTTCCGCGAATCCGTACAGGCGTCCTGGTAGTCGGCCGCGAACTCCTCCTCGGAGAACGTGATCCCCATCGACGGGTTGGCCTCGCGCCACACGGCCGGGTCGCCGTAGCCGCGCGGGTCGTCCGGCTTGGCGGCGTAGATCAGCCCGTAGAACGACGGGTTCGCCGCCGGGTCGCCGCCGTGCTCGCGGCTCACGAGCTGGGCGTCCTTCCACCACTGGTAGCCGACGCCGTTCTTGTTGTCGCCGGCCGTCGAGATCGCCAGGACCAGGCCGTTCGCCGTGGCCCGGGTCGCGTAGGTGAGGGCCGAGACCAGCTCGTCCGACCGGTGGGCGTGGATCTCGTCGATGATCACGGAGCCGTTCAGCCCCTCGTTCCGCCAGGCGTCCGCCGACAGGCACCGCAGGACGTTCCCGTGTTCGCGGTTCCGGATGATCGACTTCGAGTCCACCACCTCGAGCCGCTTCGACAGGATCGGCGAGGCCTCGACCGACCGCTTCAGCATGCGGTAGATGATCCTGGCCTGCTCGCGGTCCACCGCCGCCGGGTACACGTCGGCCAGGGGGAAATGGGCCGTGAGCAGGTACTCGGCCAGGGCGGCCATGAGGAAACTCTTCCCCTGCTTCTTCGGGCAGAAGATCCCGGCCCGCCGGTAGCGGAGCCGGCCGTCCGGCCGCTTCCACCCGAAGAGCGGCATCACGACCCGATCACGCTGCCAGTCGATGAGCCGCATCGGCTGGGCGGGCCCGCCGTCCGGCGACGGCACCCGGCAGAACCGCTCGATGAACTGGACCGGGCGGAGCGCGGCCTCGAGGTCGAACGTGTAGCCCGGGCAGGCCTCGGGCCGGTCGTCAGCCGGTGAAGGTCTCGAACGCGAGCTCGTCCGGGTCTGTTTCATCGCCCGATCCCGCGGCCGGCAGCCGCGCCTCGTCCGCCGCCGTGAGGCCGAACTTCGCCGCCAGTGTGACGAAGTCCCGGCGCGAGTCACGCAGCAGGCGGGCCACGGGCGACACGGCCTGGCCTTTCTCGGTCGCGGTGATCCAGCCCTCGCGGTCGATCTGCTCGGCGAGCCCGCGGATGTCGGCGTGGAGGTGGCAGAGCTGGGCGAAGACCTCGGCGTGGACCTGACGGAGCCGGCCCTCGGCCGCGAGCGTGGGCGCGTGCATCTCCCAGAACGACGAGGCCAGTGGTCGGGCCGTGACGTGGGCCGGCGGCGTCACCGATTCAGGATCGGTGGTCGCGCGGGCGAGGGTGTTCCGGCCGGTCGCGGAACGCTCGGAGGTTGGGTCGGGAAGGGGGCCGCGTCTACCCATTTTGTGGCCTGCCTAGTTTTTGGTTACTCGACAGAAACTCGCGTTGAGGTCGCGTGGGCTCTCT